TATTGGGATTCGCAAATTCTTTGATATTGAGTATCTTCTTGGTAATTTTTGACCTTTTTCAGTTACTTCTTTGATCAGATAGGAGGCTAGTTTTCCATACTGACCCGTATTGTCCAATAAGCTCACATACACAGCTCCGTGTGGCCAACATTCTCTTAATGTGAGGCTATCTATTGAATTGATCACCAGATGATGATGCCTTGCTCCTCTTTTTCCAATTTCGAAAACATGAACAAACTTTAATTCTTTCCCCTGTTTCCTAAATTCTGTTCGAAGCTTTCTTAAGAACTTTTTCTTATCATCTTTCATCTGGTCATAATCTGGTTTTGTTCCTGCATACGATAAACAAATATGCATATCTCCACCTGTAAAATTCTCATTCAACAGCCATCTTAGTTTATCTGTTGCATTTCTTACATTAATCTTATGTTGAGACTCTTTTGTCTTTTTTTGCTTCTTCTGTCTTTTGCATCCTTTTGGATGTACTCTATGACAGTAATATCTTAGAGTCTCTATTGTTCTCCCTGCTCTTACTGTCTTTTCTACATAGCCCATTTCTATTCTCCTGTGTTCCAAACTTAATACCTTTAGCAAGTCTAAACAGCGGTATTTCAACCGCTATTCTTCTTGCTTTTATATGGAGAACTTGATATAATATAAATGTGCAATTTGTTGCATTTAGAATCTACTTTTGGTCGGGTGGGTTCTTTTTTTATGCTCATTTATCATTTTTTCAAGTTCTTCCGGATCTTCGCAGATATCTTCATATCTACCAAGTTTATTTACTACATCCCCAACTAAACAATTATTATCCTGCTTAATCATTGATGCTCTGTATGTACTACTTTTGTGATTCTTCATTGTTAATCTCATTTAAATCTTCCTCTTTCATGTCCATCTCAAACGAACTCATAACTTTAGATGCAAAACATAAAACTTTCTTACCTGTATCATCTAATTGATTTTCTAATTTATCTGCCAGAAAGTTTAATGCTGCTATCATGTAAGGTGCTGTACGATTTGTCATTGGTGTCACTCTATCTAACATATCATTTGCAATTTCATTACAAACTTCTACAATTCTCTGTTTTCCTTC